GCTGTGCTCCGACGCCGATGGCGAGGCTGTCATGCTCATTCAGTTCTGGCGCCTGCTGTCGGACCTCGAGCGGCAGCCGAAGCTGGTCGGCTTCAACATCAAGTCATTCGACCTGCCGTTCCTGATCAAGCGATCCTGGAAGCACCGCATCCAGGTCCCGTATTGGCTGCGCCAAGGACGCTACTGGAACGACCTGGTGATCGACCTGCGGGAGGTGTGGCAGCTTGGGGACAACCGTGCCCATGGCAGCCTGGCCTCGATCTGCCGCCACCTCGGCCTGGGCGAGAAGGCAGGCAACGGCGCCGACTTCTCGTTGCTGTGGAATACCGACCGCCAGGCGTCCATCGACTATTGCCTGCAGGACATCAAGCTGACGCAGCAGGTGGCAGACATCCTGATCCCGGCATATTGAGGAGCAACCATGACATGGATTCTGCCTCGCCAGTTACACACATTGGCCTCTGCGCTGGATACGGAGGCATTGAGCTTGGATTGCACCGAGCAATCCGAGGTATGCGCACGGTCGCTCTTTGTGAGATCGAAGCCTTCGCCATTGCCAACCTGGTTGCGAAAATGGAAGCGGGACTCATGGACCCAGCACCTGTCTGGCCGGATCTTAAGACATTCCCTTGGGCAGCGTTTCGTGACCGAGTGGACATCCTTACTGGAGGCTATCCCTGCCAGCCATTCAGTGCCGCAGGCAAGCGAGCCGGCAAAGAAGATCCGCGGCATCTGTGGCCATGGATTGCAGATGGTATTCGACTTCTCAGACCCCGCTTCTGCTTCTTTGAGAACGTCGAAGGACATATCAGCTTGGGGCTGTCCGACGTCATCGAAGACCTGGCAGGAATGGGTTACAGAACGACGTGGGGCATATTCAGCGCGGCTGAAGTCGGCGCACCGCACCAGCGCAAGCGGGTATTCATCTTGGCCCACCGTGACGGCGAACGAGGACAGCTATCCGATTGGTGGCGACTCGCAGCAAAGCCACTGCCTGTCGGCCATGGCCAGACGGGGCGAGATGTCTGGCCCTCACGACCCGGAGAGCAGCAGTACGGATGGGAGCCGCCTAGGGTTGTCGGTGGCGACACGCGACGGGAACTGGACGACGCCAGCCGCAACGGACACGGGGAGGACAACGCAGTACCAGCAGGGAGGGAAAGCACTGTCGATGCAGGCAGCAGCGGTGCAGTGGGCGACACCAAGAGCAGCGGGGAGTGCCGGCAGCAACAATGTGGAATGGGAGCCAGGCAAGAAGCCGACTTTGAACGGCAAACCAATCAGCACGACGCTCACGGACCAAGTGCCGAGAACAGGCAAACTCAACCCCCGCTGGGTCGAGACGCTGATGGGGCTTCCGGTGGGATGGACTATGCCAAGCTGTGTGTCTACAGCGACAATCGCACCGACGAACTGCGACTCCTCGGCAACGGAGTCGTCCCAGCAACTGCCGAGCGGGCCTTCCGAGTCTTAATCCAAGAGCTTTACAGCCAATCGGCCAGAAGCTAGTGAACAGGAAGTCGACGTGAGCCGTGAGAAGTGAGCGCCGACACCACAACCACAAGCCATGTTCAACCAACTTTTCCCCACCCTTTCCGTGTTACGTCGCGTAGCTTGTGCGCGAGTTCTCACCGCGGACTGGGTGGGGTTTTCTGTTTGAGACATGATTATTGAACCCGACTTCCTAGACCACTGGAAGACACGCCTATTGATGCGGCTGCTGAACACAGAAGCAGCCCCAAACTATGTCATCCGACTTTGGTCTCACTGCCAGACGAGGAAGACAAACAAGTTCCCAGAATGGAGCCCGGTGATACTGTCATCGGTTTGCCGATGGCCTGGTGATGCCGACTTGTTCTGGTCTGCAATGCTGCAGACGTTCTGCCGATTGGAAGATGGCCACCTCGTTGCGCATCAATGGGACGAGGTGAATGCCGGTCTAATAGCGTCCTGGTCCAACGGAGGGAAAGGCGGGCGCCCCAAAAAACCCACAGATAACCCACTGAAAACCCATGGGTTACCCACAGGTTACCCACAGGTTAACCCAGAAACGAATCAGGTTAACCCACAGGTAACCCATGGGGTAACCGATAGAGTAGATAGAGAAGATAAGACAGAAGAGACAAGTGCTCCGAAGTCGCCGCGTCAGCGTTTTAAGGTTCCTGCCTTGGAAGAAATCGAGGCAAGGTGCATTGAAATCGGATTGCCTCTGATTGAGGCGCAGAAGTTCTTCAATTACTACGAGTCAAAAGGCTGGATTGTCGGTAAAACCAAGATGCAGTCGTGGAAGTCGTCTCTGGCTGGATGGAAATTGAGACGTGATCAATCAGCGGAACCATCCGCGCCTCAGGCGACCACCAAACGTGAACCTAAATTGGAGGACAGCTTGTGAGCAACGACGCATTTTACAGCCAAGAGGACGAACTCGGTCTCATCGGCGCCTGTTTGACTGGAGACATCGACACCTGCTCTGACGCTCTGGCAGACATTCGGAGCGAATGGATTACCCAGGACAACCTCAGGCTGACGTTCGACGTTCTCCGCGGCATGGTGCAGGAGAACAAACAGCCGACCATCGGAGAACTTGGAAAGGAATGGAGGAAAACCTACGGCCAGCTTCCAATGCCTTACGATGCCTGGAACCAGGCGATGGAGGCCTGCCCATCTCCTGCGAACCTGCCTTACTACATCAAAGGCATCACCGACGCCGCCCATCGTCGGCAGCTTAGAGACACCGGAGACCGCCTGATTCGTGATGCCGCTGTCTTATCACTCCAGCCTGATCAAATCGTCTCCAATGCCGAAGCAGGGCTCAGCATTGATGTATCCCGTGAGACTCTCTCAACCAGCAAACAGGTGGCCGGTAACTTCATCGACCAGATGCAGGAACGGTTCAACAGGAAAGGAACCCTCTCAGGGATATCCACAGGCTTCCACTGGCTAGACTTTAAGACCGACGGTCTTCAGCACCGAGAGATGGCCATCATCGCGGCCCGGCCTTCCATTGGAAAAACGGCCGTCGCCATCGCCATCGCACATAAGGCAGCCGTTCAGGACAAGGTGCCGACATTATTCGTCAGCCTGGAGATGTCCAAGGAAGCGATCTTCCGCAGAACCGTTTCCGCTGTTGGCAGCATATCTATGCAGCACCTCAAGAGTGGCGACCTAAGTGAAGGGGACATGAAGTCCATGATGTCTGCCTCTGCCAAAATCAGCACAAGCCCACTGTGGTTTCTGGATGGATCGAGCTGCCAAAGCATCTCCGCAATCACCGCAAGCGTCAGGAGGGCGGTCAGGAAGCATCAGGTTCGCCTGGTAATCGTCGACTATCTGCAGAAGGTGAAGGCGGCAGACCGATCCGAAAAGCGCACCTATGAGGTGGCAGAGGTCTCAGGCAAACTGAAGGACGTCGCAGTTCAAACAGGTGTGGCGATGCTTTGCCTGGCTCAACTCAACCGTGAATCGGAGAAGGACAAGGGAAGACAGCCACGACTGACCGATCTGGCCGACTCCGGGCAGATCGAGCGTGATGCCGACCTTGTGATGCTGCTGGACCGTGACAGAAAAGAGGCCAGCGGCGAGGCTTTCATCATCATCGCCAAACAAAGAGATGGCGAATGCGGCATCGTAAAACTCCACTACGAAGGACAGTTCTGTCGGTTCTCTGACCCATCACCAACATTCTAAAACATGATCCCACCATACGAGATCGCCCGGGCAAAACTCCTGGCGGAAGCAAAGCAACTGGTTAGCCACGGCGTCAAACAAGGCTGGCTGTCCTACCCTATCGGCACCCAGCTCGATGCCAATGGAACGCCCATAAATGTGGTGCAGCCGGACTACGAGGTCACCTCGAGCAGCCACACCCCGGAGCTGTGCCGCAAGGCATACTATCTGCGAGAACGCGGTCTGACTCTTGAAGATGTTGCTAAGGCTTGTGGTGTTGCTCGTGGTTCTGTTTATTACATAATCTCACAAGGGCATGAGATGTTTTTAGAGGAAGAGCGCAACAGGCTGGCTGTCACTAGTCCCGCAGTGACAAACATAAACGCACAAGTAATCTC